AGTTTGGTTAATGGGTGACGGAACTAACGATAGCTATTCTAATATGATTAGGAATCAAGTTATGTCTCTAGACCAAAACTATACAAAGTTACAGTTAAATAGTATGGTGTCTAATGATATAGAGACAGTAACTATAAATGGATTAACATAATGAAAGCATGGTATTGCAAGTGTAAAAATACTTACACAACGAAAAACTGTAAATGTAAGGATAGCTATAGTGCTATCCTACATGGGATAGGTTCTTTAACAGGACAGGGGTCTTCTACAGTGACAAATACGAGTACATCAACAACTGAGAGTACGGAATCAACTGATTATCAGTTATAATTAAAACGGTCGATTCTATATTCGTTATACTAATATTAAAACTTTAAATTTATGAAAGCAACAGAATTATTGGAAAAACTACAAAACGTTTTTCTATCATCTCAAGAAGAAACTACTGAGGTTGAGCTTACAGAAGAAGTAGTAGAAGAGGTAGCTGTAGAAGCTGCTCCTGAAGCAACTGAAGAAGTAGAGCTTACTGAGGAAGTATCTGAAGAGGTACAAGAGGAATTGTCTGAAGTAACAGAAGAAGTTATCGAAGCAACTGAAGAGGTTGAGTTATCTGAAGAGGTAACAGAAGAAGTCTCTGAAGAAGTAGAGTTAGCTGAAGAAGTATCTGAAGAAGAGCCTAAAGAAGAAGTACAAGCTGCACCTGCATACGTTACTGCAGAGGAGTTTAGCTCTCTTAAAAATGAAATGATGACTATGATTGAGTCGTTATTAAAAGATAAGCAGGAAGCTTATAAAGAAATGCCAGCTCAATTATCTGAGCAGGTTGAATTATCTGAAGAGGTAGAAGAGATTTCTCACTCTCCAGAACAAGAAGTCGAGGCTAAGCCTAATATGTTATATTCTCAAAACAGAACTATGACTACACAGGACAGAGTTTTCGCAAAACTATTTAAATAAGAATATTAATTAATTAATTTAAACACGCTAAAAATGGCAACAACAACATCAATTACAACTAGCTATGCTGGAGAAAAATTACAAGGATTTATCTCTGCAGCAGTGCTTTCTGCTAACACTATCGAAAAAGGTGGTATTACAGTAAAACCAAACGTAAAATTTAAGTCTGTTATTAAGACTCTTGACGCTACTGATTTAGTACGTGGAGGTTCTTGTGACTTCGACGCAACTGGAACTGTAACTCTTGCTGAGCGTTACTTAGAGCCTAAAGAATTTCAAGTAAACTTACAACTTTGTAAGCAAGACTACAGAGACGATTGGGATGCAATCTCTATGGGAATGTCAGCTCATGACAGCCTTCCTCCTGCTTTTTCTGATTACCTATTAGGTCACGTAGTGGCTAAAGTAGCTAACAAGATCGAGAGCATGATCTGGAGAGGTACTGACGGAGCTAACGAATTTGACGGTCTTACAACTATCGCTGCTGCTGATGGTGACACTGTTAAAGTAACTGCTACAACTGTAGATGCTTCTAACGTTATCGCTGAATTAGGTAAAGTAGTAGACGCTATTCCAACTGAAATCTACGGAGAAGAGGATTTAGCAATTTACATTTCACCTTCTATCGCTCGTTCTTACATCCGTGCACAAGCTGCATTAGGATACAAAGACTTGTACCATGTAGGACAGACTGCTCTTGATTTCGAAGGAGTTAAGTTATTTGTAGCTAACGGACTTTTAGGAGACCTTATGTTAGCAGCTCGTTCTAGCAACCTTATGTTCGGAACTGGTTTACTAAATGACAAGAATGAAGCTAAAGTTATCGACATGGCTGACATCGATGGTTCACAAAATGTGCGTATCGTTTTACGTTACACTGCAACTGTAAACTACGGTATCGGATCTGAGATCGTTGTATACTCTGCATAATTCAAACTTTAATAGGGGAGGGTAAAACCTCCCTTATATTAATAATAATAACTTAAAAAACTTAAAACTATGGCTTGTGATTTTACTGGTGGTAGATTAGAGGCTTGTAAAGAAAGCGTTGGTGGATTGAGAAACTTATATATTGCAAACTTTAACTCTGCAATGTACGATGGTTTAACTCTTGGTTCTAACGATGAGATTACTGCTTTAGCATCTGCTGTTACAACATACAAATTCGAGTTAAGAGGAGAGAACAACTCTTTCGAGGAGACTAACGAAAACTCAAGAGATAACGGAACTTCTTTTTGGACTCAGTCAGGTAGTATTTCACTTAAAGTGCAAGATGCTGCTTCACAAAAACAATTAAAACTTCTTTCTTACGGAAGACCTCACGTAATCGTTGAAGATTACAACGGTAATTTCCGTATCGCAGGAGCGCAAAACGGTGTTGAATTTTCTGTTTCTACATCAACTGGTTCTGCAATGGGAGACTTAAACGGATATAACATTACATTTGAAGGTAAAGAATTAGCTCCTTCATCTTTTGTTGACCCAGCTATCATGAATGATGCTGCTGGATTCGTAGTAGATACTACTCTTATGAATGCATAATAGTAGTTAATACTTTAATATTAAAGGGGTGCAGAAATGTACCTCTTTTTTTATGCTATATACTTAAGGAACAGTTAACTTAAAAACTCGTTATATAGATATGAACATACTAGACATAAACAATTTACCGACACTAACACTTAAAGTAACTGGAAGGAAGGGAGTTCCTTTGGAGGCTTGGGTTATTAATCAAGAAGAGAAGAGTAAAAGCATTATACCAGATACTGATATAGTATATACTCAGGGTGACACATTAGTTATCACATTAACCGATACTGACTTTATATCATCTATAGTTGAAGATACTACGCTATCAGTTATACTTATAGGCAACCAAACTAGAGACACCTACAATGAAGGTATATATGAGGAGATTATACTAAGAAAAGACGCACCTTTATATAGAGATATAGTTGCATTTACTGGCGAACTAAATACTGAGGATCTTTACTCACAACATGAGACATCTAGTGAATACTTCATTTATGAAGACAACGACTAATTATATCGTTATAAACTTATAGAATAAAGAAATATGGAAAGTAATAATGTAAGAGTAGTTAATTTATCTGGGTACCAGACTCCTGTAGTCAAAGAGGTTCATAATAGATCTTGGGTAGAGTACGGAGATAATAACGACTATTTTAAGAAATTAATAGATAACTATTTAGGTTCACCAACTAACTCTAGATGTATTAACGGTATTGTTGACATGGTAGCTGGTAGAGGTTTAGAAGCAACCAACAGAGATGAGAACCCAGAAGGGTACTTAAAGATGAAAATGCTTTTACCTAAGAAACAAATCAAGAGAGTAGCTCATGACTATAAAATGTTAGGTCAAGCTGCTATACAAGTATCTTACAACAAGTCTAAGACTAGAATACTTAAGGTATCTCACTTCCCTATGGAAACTCTTAGAGCTGAGAAAGCTGGTAAAGACGGATGTGTTGATGCTTATTACTATCACCCTAAGTGGAGTGAACTTAAGTCTACTGATAGACCTAAAAGAATACCTACATTTGGTAACGGTAGCAGAGGTCAGAGAAACGAGCTATATATTATTAAGCCTTATAGAAGTGGATTCTATTACTATGCACCTGTAGATTACAACGGATGCTTACAGTACTGCTCCTTAGAGGAAGAGGTGTCTAACTACCACATTAATAATATTAAGAATGGACTACAACCGTCTTTATTAATTAACTTTAATAACGGTACCCCTCCAGAAGAAACTCAAGCTGCTTTAGAGCGTAAGATATACGACAAGTTCTCAGGTAGTTCAAATGCTGGTAAGTTCATTATTGCGTTTAATGAGTCACAAGAAACTAAGGCAGATATAGAGCCTATCCATTTACCTGATGCACATGCACAGTATCAGTTTATGAGTGATGAGGCTACACAAAAGATTATGCTTGGTCATGGTATTGTATCTCCTATATTGTTAGGTATTAAAGATAACACAGGATTCGGTAACAATGCAGAGGAATTAAGAACTGCTGCTGTACTTATGGATAACGTAATTATCAGACCTATACAAGATGAGATTATAGAAGCTCTTACTGAGATTTTATTATTCAATGAAATAGTATTAGATTTATACTTTGTAACATTACAACCTATCGAGTTTACTGAGTTAGAGAACATCTCTACTAAAGTAAAGAGAGAAGAAGAAACTGGAGAGAAGCTAAGTTCAGATGTTGAGCTTAGTGAGACTCCTGAGGTTAATGATATTGAAGTATCACTAGAGGAAGTTAAACCAACAGACGAAGAAGAATAAGATGGCAAAGAAAGCATTATTTATAAGTGTAGCTGACTTAAAGAAAAAGTCACTAATTGACGGAAACGTAGATTCTAGTAAGATAGTTTACTATATAGAAGTTGCACAGGATATACATATACAAAACTACTTAGGTGGTAAGCTATATAAGAAGATACAAAGCATCATAGTTGATGGAACTATAGGAGATGTAGAGAATGAGGATTATAAGGACTTATTAGAGACTTATATTAAGCCTATGTTAATATGGTACTCTCAAGCTACGATACTTCCTTACAGTGCCTTTGCATTGAGAAATGGAGGGTTACAGAAGCATGTGGCTGAGAACTCTGAGTCTGCTAGTCAGGATGAGATAACTTACTTAGGTCAAAGAATGAATGATACTGCTGAGTTCTACACTAAAAGGTTCTTAGATTACATGTGTCTTAATAATAACAAGTTCCCAGAATATAGTCAAAACAGCTCAGAGGATATGTACCCTGACAAAGACGTGAACTATACTGGTGGATGGTATATTTAATGTTATGAGTCTAAAAGATAAAGCAGGAGTCTACAAACCCAAAGAGGTCAATGTAATCAAGTTAAAAGAATATTTAAAGAAAAAGGAGAATGAAGCAACCATCATTAGTGTTAATAGCTCACACAGATAAAGAATCACTTGTAAAAGGAGGTGCTTTTACTTTCGATAGAAACTCAATAGGTTTTTCTAAAGGTTTAGACAATGTACTTACATCTGAGCCTGTAAATCAAACTAGAGTATTTAAGAGAGGTGGATACATATCTTACATAAGTGAAAAAGACTCTACTAACCTATACCTATATAGTAGTGAATTTGATAATGCAGCTCACACAAAAACAAACACAGTAATAGTAGGTGAAGATACTGAGGTGGCTCCTAATGGTAAATTAGATGCAGATTCGTTAATGCCTTTAACGGAAGCACCATCAGAGAGATTTACTCAGCAAAACATAAGTTTATCAAGTGGAGAGCACACTTTCTCAGTATATGTTAAATCTAAGGGAGAGAAATATGTTAGGATTATATACGCTAAAAACGCTTCACCTTATACTGTATACGGTCAAGCTACCTACGATCTAGAAGAAGGTACTGTGTTTAATACTGTGGCTGGAGAAGGTAGATCTGAGTACTTCGGCAATGGCTGGTGGAGAATATCTATAACAGGTACATCAACAGCATCTAGTAGTCAATTGTTCAGAATATCACTAGGTGATGAGGCTACTGAATCAGGTAGCTTAGAAGACGGTATATTATTATGGGGGGGACAGGTAGAAACTACTAATTCTGCTACATCTTTAATAGAAACAACTTCCTCTAGTGAGACAAGAGAAGGAGATAGAATGCAGATACCTATACTTGATACTGATGAAATAACTCACAGAACATATTACTTTAACTTAAATCTAAATGATGTAGGCAATAATAATTCTATGATTACTGCTTCTGACGGTACAAGCAACAATAGAGTTCAGGTTAGATCACAATCAAACGGAGTCAATTTAAGACTTATTGCTGTTATGGATGGTGAGTTGTTCTCACACTATGTAAATATAGGTGGATATAAAGATGATGTTAAAATAGCATTCTCTTTTTCAGATAACGTACTAAATATATCTTTAAACGGAGAAATAATTGCATCTAACACATTTACAAATTTAGCGTTTGGTTCTGCTTTGGATAGAATAATTAATGCTAATATTTCTAGTTTAGATGACTCAACCAGATATGTAGGGTTGATAAACGAAATAATGGTATTTCCTATGACTCTTTCTGATGCTGAAATGAACCTAATCACAACTCTTTAAAATTAACTAAACACTAAAATGTTCAGTCGTTATAAAATTATAACAAACAAATCAATGGATTGGAAATCTACATTCTTAGTCAACACAACAACAATAGGTTTGACTTTTACACAAATAAGCGAAGTGACTAAGATAGCTGCTATGGTAGTTGGTATGGCTTGGACTATTATACAAATAGCTAATGGCATAAACCAGTTTACAGATAGGAGAGATAGGTTAGCCGCTATTAAAAGAGAAAAGAAAAGACGTAAAGATAAAAAGAAATGACTAGAAACTTTAACATAAGTGAGTTTGAATGTAAGTGTGGATGCACTATGCCTAGTGATGTAAAAGAAAACATAAAGGAGTTAGCTGAGAATTTACAGATAGTTAGAGATATATTGCAAGAGCCTATCAGAATTAATAGTGCTTACAGGTGTGAAGCTCATAATCAGGATATTGGTGG